TAAAGAATTGACAAAATATGAAAAGCCTAAGAAAAGCAAATGAGCTCAAGTTGGTGATAAAATATTACTCAATTGAGTTCATATGTGATAACATACTACAAAGTATGGGCGATATATATAATTAGACGTGCGTGGATATTAGACCAATGAACAATTTGCCAGCTCTGCTGAGCTGAACAATTCAAACCGGCATGCTGGGTTAGACTGTATTGGCCAAAATAACTATAAGACAAATTACCATATTGAAAGTAAAATTGTCCCTATGTCAATTTAATTCGCACACGGGGTATATTCAATACCTACTGGTCTAACATTTACGGGAAGCCGACGAGTTTGAACCCGAGACCCAAGCCAGCACCCTGACGTGTGGTCACACCCATGCTCGGAGAAACTGCATCCAGGATAGCGAACACCACGGCAGCCAGGACGGCCAGTGTGGCTACCTCATCTAGCGGCAGAGAACGGCGCGGGATTAGCACAGCCGCAACAGCCACTACGAGACCCTCAATTAGATACTTAATTACGCGATTGACAACCTCAGCAACTCCGTAGTCCATCTTATATTTTCTCCGCAGAAAATTTACTGGGAATGAGAACCAATGAGCGTCAAGATCAGGCTATCAGTCTAAAGGCAACCATCTATAAACCGGGAGTGGTATACGATGAGCAAGCGTGTAAATCTTACCGAAGATTATCTAGATGAAGATCCTGATATTCCAGGTCAGAAGTATGCACTTTTAAGTTTTCTGAGCCCTGAAAATGTACTTGCTCGCAAAGACGAATTTTTTTTTGAGAAATTCGTTAAAGCATACGAGATTGATTGGAAGGTCAAAAACTTAGAAAAATTCTTAGCAGATACAGTTGCTCGTATTAATAATAGTCTAACTGACCACGCAAACACATTGGAAAAAGCTGGGCAGCAGGAGGGAGCAGATCTGTGTCGTAAGTGCTATGTCCGGGTAGATGATATTATGGGAGAATATCAGGGATTTATTCGTAAACATCAGCGAGAGATTAATAGTACTCGTATTGCAGAAGACTACAAAGATTTCCTATTTCGTGAGCAGCAGAAATTAGAAGACGAATTTCACGCTGCAAATGATTTTCGCACAACCGTACGAGGTATTAAGGTGCGTGGAGTGGTTCGGGACGAGCGAGAAGCACAACAGCGCGTAAAGCGTCTGCAGGCATCTGACAAGATCCACAATATTTTTATGGCAGAGGTGGGTAAGTGGACACCCTGGGATCCCGCACCTAGCCAAATTCAAGATCAGGAATATGCACAAGAAGAACTAAATGCTCTAATGAAGAAATATCGTGAGAATGAGCAGAATAGAGAGATTTTCTTTGAGGAGCAGAAGAAGGCGGGTCGTTTACCAGGGCAGGCACCTAGCAGAGCAGGGCAATTTGGTTCTAATAGTGGTAGTATAGAGGTTGTTACTGATACGGTATCAGAGCCATCTCATAATTCAGTAGATGGAGGACAGTTTACTGACATTTTTCGCGGACCGGCTGACTTGGCATTACAGCGGAAAATGGACGAGAAAAATGTGTGATAATTTTCAATAGAAATTATATAATTTAGACCAATGCGACCAGTGCAGAATCAAAAAAAAAAATTTAGGCATCATTTTACCAAAGGTGATGTGCTCTTCTAACCCAGCTAAGTACCGGTCTAAATTCCGCACGAGTCTAATAATGCACGTCCAACGGCCCTTTAGCACAGTGGTAGTGCGTCTGTCTTGTAAAACAGAAGGTCGTGAGTTCAATTCTCACAAGAGGCACATATGCTGTTATATCATCATATGTGTATCGAATTAAATACAAAACAAAATTATGAAAAGTATCCAACTATAGATTCAGTAGCAGGAACTGTCTTATTTACACACGCTTGTTTCGTACCATCGCAGAATTGACCTTCAGGGCAGGGCACACCTGAATTATTTGGAGAACGACACAGGTAGTTCGTATTTACATCGGGGACCACGGTAATATCTGGCATAACTTTCTGAGCGGAGGCGGGAATAGAGGCAGGTGGTGCATTTTCAAAACCAGCAACACCTGAGCCTAGCAGAGCACGTACAATCATCGGGACAAACGCGACTACAATTACTAAAATAACCAACATTGCTGTTACACCCATCGGAGCAATCTTGCGTGCCATTTTATCTATTGTAGATAGATTTTAAATCTTTATTGTTGTGATACATCGAGCAAATAAATTCTTTTATATTATTTGTGACCCGTGCGGATTACTAATTAGCATTTGCCCATTACACTGCTAGTAATATGTGACCTTAAACTTATGAATATTTCCAAATTTTCACAAGCCTTATTACCCGGGTCCAATGACCCGTGAATAGGCTTTTCATATTTTGCAAATTTCTTTGGGTTCTTTGGTAAAGTTAGACCCGTGAACATTATACCAACGAACATTTCAAATATTCGTTGGCCGCCGTCCAATAAGCCAGTCGCAGACTGGCGAATTGTTCATTGGTCTAAATGGGCACTATTTTATTGTTTACGGGCGGTACCGCCAATGTATATCTAGCAGGCCGTATCGGTAAATTACTGACTGCTGGTAGAATTTGTGCAATATCAGTTTTACAATAACCATTAATACATCGTTGTTCATTGGGACAAGTTCCCAAACTCCATCCACAACGTTTATTATTATCTTCACTAACATTTGTGAAATTTTCAAAAGGTGTACGCATGTAAACTAGGTATATGAGGCCAACTATTACAAGTCCCATACATATTATACCAATAGTAGTTTTTTGATCTCCAGTATACATCTATTCAATATCCAGTCTTTTTGACTTGGATAGGTGGACCTTTAGTCTTTCGGAGTGCCATAGGATCATATTGATTAACATCTTCTTCATCTTTGTCACGATAATGCATTGCACTATGTTGCCAAAACTCTGGCGCACCAATACGAAAATCCCCGTGCATTTCAGCTTTGTACCAGAAAATAAGATCTTCAAGTTTGTTTGATTGACTATTATTATTTATTACCAGGCATTCGTAATTTTGTGTACATTGATCCATAATTTGACAAAAAAATTCAAAAGAGGGAAATGCTGCACCATAATTATCAAAAATGCGGCGTCTATTTGATAAATACGGTTCTCTTAAAATAAATACATAATCTACATTTGTTCGGAGAGCTGGCTTGATACCAAGAGGAAATTGCATTGTAATTAAGAAAAAAACTTTTAGCCAACGACCATTCATAAATAAATAACTAATATTTTTATCATATGTCCAACTATCATCATACATACAGTCGTCTAAAATAAGGAAACAGCGTGGATCAAGTCGTGATTTTATCCCATGTTCTTGTTCCTGTAGTATTTTCTGCATAATAAGTTTCTGCCGTTTCACGAAATTTGCTAAAATAATCGCATTGTATTCACCGTGGATAAAAAGTGGTGGGATCATTTTCTTAAAAAAACCGTTTGACTCTTCAGTACCAGATATTACAGTTCCAAGTGGCATATCTTTATGATGATAAAGTAAGTCTTTCACAAGTGTACTTTTTCCAGTACGACGACGCCCAATGAAAACACATACCGCATCCTGTGGAATACTTTTCATATCAAATTTCCGGAGATTTACATTCATAGCTCCTTGTGTCGCCATTTTAATATGAACAGGTTTTTTAATGAATATATTAACGAATGCGTCTAACTGCGCTAATAATCATAATAGCAATCTCCGAGATCTCAAAAGTAGGCAGGTCTACACAGACAATGAATAGAATAGGAAGGAGGGTTTCAAAGTTGTTGTGCAGAATGCAGGATATTTCAGGTGATGAACGGGAGGTTTTTTCGAATATTCAGCATTTACAAAGATTTCACCCTGGTCTGGATTTTTTTGAGATAGATGAATTTATAGATAGAAAAATATGTACATTACCTACTAAATATTTTCTTACGAATTGGCACAAAGATAAAAGTGATAATTTGACTGCGTGTAGAGTTACATCAGATACTAGTTTTCAAGGTGATCGTGTAAATGTACACTGTAAAACAATTCATTTACTTGACCCCCTAAGTTTTATTAAAGACGACTATATTCAACCAACGCATCCGCTAATTCCTCAAAGTAATAGTGCCTGGCGTAATACATTGCAGAAATTGCATAATCCATATAATCAAGCATATGTTGATACTATAACAAGCTTTGTTCTGAGTCATTTTCGTGAAAAAGATCTTAGTCCTAATTGTATTTTAGCTTATGGTTCATTAATAGGGGTATCAAATAATTATAGATATCGTATAACAGATGACTTTTTTCACTATAGACAGTGTGGCTGGTTTTGGCGAGGATTGCGGTCACACGGATGCTGGATAAAAGGTTATAGGGATGGGGAGGAAATAGGTGAAACTGATGAAGCATGGGAAATTCTAAAAGAACCAAATGGATTAACAGGTAGGTCTTCTTCACAATCTGATGAGATTGAAATCCTTGATGATATAAAAATGGTTGATACGATTTCTTCATCTGACTGTGGATCATTGCAATCGTATAATTTAGACGGCGATGATGTGAACCAATGTAGGGAAAAAGATAGCGAGGAAAATAGCGAGGAAAATAGCGAGGAAAACAGCGAGGAAAACAGCGAGGAAAACAGCGAGGGAAGTAGCGAAGATACTGAAGATATGCTAGATATTGATGTCCATTTTCCTTCTATGCCTGTTGTCTTGATTTATCAAGAGAAACAGGAAGGTACTA